TGACCATAATCGTCCATTACTGCAGATTTATCGTCTTTCGTAATCATACAAGGTAACAACACAGAATCATAATATGATTTTGCATCAGATTCGCCGTATATATTAGATTCAGTGTTTTCTACAACAAGTTTATAGAATTCAATTTCAGTATCAACAATTGAATTTATTAATTCGCGATTAATTGATGCTAAAAACTTTGCATCTCTCTGTGTTCCAAAAAGTGCCATATGTACTCCTTATCCTAGATATATTTTTAATGGAACTTTTGCAAGTATTTCATTCATTTGTGTTGATTCTGCATTTTGTCGCGTCATCATTTGTTCTTTGGTCATTTTTTCTAAAAACTCTCGTAATTGAGTTATTAATTCTCCCTTTTCTGTTTGACCTTGAGATGTTAATTCTGATCCGTTGAGTGTTACTTCGCCGTTCGGAATAGGTACATTTGAATACTTACCTCGAATGTAACCTAACATTTCCTTTGCAGTTGCCGTTGCGTATTTAAAAATCCACGCACGCCCCATATCATTAATTCTACTGTATGTTTGATAAGTATATGGTATATTTGATGCGTCCGTAACAACACCTCGCATAAGTGCGGAATTACCATATAATACAGCCGAATTAGTTTTATCTTCTTCTAATACAAATTCAATCCATACTTTTTTATAAAAAATTGAAGATGCTGCACTACCGGTACCACTTGATGGTACTGGATAAAACTTTATATCATCGCCATGTACTTCAAATGTAAAATATGATTTACGAACCATATCATTAAATTCAATTGCTTGTAATCTAAATAAGTCAGCATGAATTGGCATCATCATAAATGATACCGATGGCGAAAACCCGCCAAAATTAAATGCATCCAATAATTGTTGAGATCCTAAACCTGTTCCAACGAATGGATCAAAGTATCTTACGATCGCCGGGGGCATTTGATGCAATACGCGTTTAATTTCGATTGAACTACTGGTTAATACTAATCCTAAAGATTTTGAAATAGCAGTTCTAATATTATATGTTTGCTGGCCAGGAATAACATCAATTGATGCAGTATACCATCTTAGATGTCCTCCAGAATCGGCTTCAGTACCATATGCTTTTGATATTCTACTAATATATCCAAATGAATTTCCAATTAATGAATCTGTAAAACTATTACCTTGCAAAAAACTGGATCCGGTTTGAACGCCTAACGTATTTAATAAATTATTAGCAATATTTACTTGATTTACTTGATTTGAATATTCAATAACTGCCGATTCGAATGCAGTATAAAAGTTAATTGACTGCATTTCGACATCCATTATTGGATATCCTAATACTTGAGCAGCATGTTTAGCAAATTTATCAGCGTGCAACTGAAATGTAGAATCGGAATCAAAAAAGCCAAATGGAGTGTCCCCGGGAATAAATGAAGAACTTCCGGGCCATATTGGGCGATTTTCTGAATAATCCATTGTTACATTCCTTTTTCATATAAATATCAGTATGTTTCGTTTAGAAGTTTTAAAATTTCATCTAATGCTTGATGTCGATGATTATCTAATAATATAATTTCATTAACATATTTTGATTTAGTTAGTTTAGGAACTTCATGAACTGCTGAGTCATTTCTGAATTTTAAATCAATTTGATATCTATCACCCGTTAATATCATTATACTTTCTTTTCCTAATCGAGATAATACCATTTGAAGTTGCTGTTTAGTTAAATTTTGAAATTCATCTACAATACAAACTGCGCGATCAAATGTTCGTCCCCTAAAATGTGCTAAAGAAACTAATTCGATATTTTCTTCTTTTTCCATTTTTTCTAAAATTTCTGGTTTATTGTAAACCTTACGCATATTGCTACGTAATGGAACTAACCATGGTTCCATTTTTTCTGATAAAGATCCTGGAAGAAATCCGTTATCTTCGTTTGATACAGTTGGTCTTGTTATAATGATTTTATTGATTTGCCGTTTAAAAAACATATCTAATGCAACTTGCACTGCTAATAATGTTTTACCGGAACCTGCTTTGCCCAAAATAAAGTTAAATGGCGTTTCTAAAATTTTTGCTTTTGCTTTTTTTTGTTCTTCTGATAATGTAATTGAAAATTTAATATCAGTTTTAGGTGGAGTTTTTTCCCGATTTTGAGTAGCCATAACTAACCTTTTACTACAATAGTTTTGTAAGTGTCGATTCTCGATATGTCATCGATTTAAGAGTTTCAATTTTGCCTAAACATAATTGACGTATTGCATAAAATGTTTTTCTTGCAGGATACGGCGTCATTATTTTTATTTTAATCAATTCTCGATCGGTACCAAGATCTTGTTCAATATGTACCATTAGAACTAAACGAATTGCTCTAATTCGATCTAACACATCAAGCAGTCGACCGTCATATCGAATTTCGGCAAACATTTCATATTTGTTTCTTTCTACTGCCATACTTCATTTTAATATAAATATATAAACAGTAAAAAAGGGTGACCGAAGCCACCCTCTTTCGTTTAATTAGTTAATTCGTTAATTGCTAATTCTAGTCGAAGTTAACTATTAAAGTGAATTAAGACCATGAACATATACTTTTCCGTAGAATTCAGGACGAACTACTTTCTTCGCGTAACGTGTCATGACACCTTTACGTGGAGTAAAGTTCACTGGATCGTATACAAGCGGAGTCATAATCAATGGAATATAAGGAGCAAATACAGCACCTGTTTCGAGGAACTGTGCACCTCTGAAGCCCATAAGGATTACATTCTCAGTCATGTATGGGTTTTTGTATACGGTATAACGGTTGTTGATAGCACCAATTTTTTGAACGCCAGCAGCAAATTCCATTTTGTTACCATCTGTATCAGCAGCAAATCCTGGGATAGACTCAAGGATAGTTGCAACTGCAGGAGATGTTACAAGGAAGTTAGCACCACCACGCAATGTTTTTTGGTGAATTTTATTAGATACTTTTTGAAGTTTGGTACCCAAAGTTTGGAACCATCCACCTTGTGTATTGTAATATCCATCGCCGGCCGCAGTAGCTGCACCAGCACCTGATTGTGTAAATCCTGAACCATTCCAAAAGTTGTTGTTCAATGCAGACCAATACTCAGTTGTAGGAGCTGCAGCAATCAACATATCAAGAATTTCAAGATCGATTTCCATTGATACATACTCAGACAACATTGAAGTCAATTCAGCTTCGGCGTCAATTGAGTGGTATGCGTTCAAATCTTGAGCAAATTCAGGTGTCCATACTGCTTTCAACTTACGTGTTTTAGCAACAATTGGATCTGATTGCATTTCAAGATTAATTTCTGGAATGCTAATATCTGCATTGTACCCATTATCATACGTAGTTCTATCTTCAAAATCACCTCTAGAAACATCGGTTGGTTGTTTGCTATATTGTAATTTTAAGTTTGTACCAGCAATTGCAAGTTGAATTGCAGTTGCTTGTGCAGTGGTTACAACAAATGATGCAGTAAAGTTACTGTCAATAGTTGAAAATGCTTGTACTGGAATAATTTCAGTAGCAGCTGCGCCTGAAACAAATGTCCAAGAACGAACTGAATATAAATCAGCATCGGTTGGAACATTTACGGTTACTTTTTTGTAGCTTGATAATGATGCAGAATAAACGCTATCATAATTAACTACGCCAGCATCGGTAATTGCACCAGCACCAGAACCTGTATTAGCAGATGTACTAGTTAATGCAGATGATGTTACTGAATTAATTGAATATCCAAAACGACCTGCACCATAAAGACCGCCATCTGGATCAGAACTTGTAGTGGTAACACCAAACATTGAGTCATCAGCATTTGGAGAACCAAATGGATCGCCTGTTCTGTTTAAGTTATCATCATCGAATCCTGGTTGAGCTGTACCATATTTAAAGTCTAGATAAAATACAAGACCCGATGGCAAGTTCATTGGTTGAACTGAAACGAATTCTTTTGCAGCAAATTCAGCAAAGATACGACGTACCAATGGAAGTGCTACACCAGCCCATTCTTCAGATCCTTGAGCGACACCTGTTTGTGAAGCTTCTTTTACTAATTGACGTGCTTGGTTTTCAAGCAATTGTGCCATTCCGGCTCTTTCGGTTTCGGTACGAAGGCCTTCTAAAAGTCCGGTACGTTCCCATTTGTTTACGGTTGCAATTGCCGCAGCTCGTTGTGAACGATCTGGACTTTGCAATAAATTAGAAATACTCATTTGTTTTCCTTTTTTTTTAAATTTGTTTTTACAATAATCCTGCTAATTTTTTCCATCTGTTAGCCATTTCAAAACCTTCAGAAAGAATTTGTGTTGTTTGTTTACTTGGTGCAGTTGTCGTAGTAGCTTTTGATGCATATGACTCTTTAACTACACGTTTTTTGGTTGGACGTTTAAAACTTTCAGCCAATGTAGCAAAAACTAATTTTGCTTCACGCGTATTTGCAGCTCTGTCAAAGTTCTCAATTACTTTCATTTTTTGAGATTCTGACAATTCAAAATTACGGAACAATTTGTTTGTGTAAAGCAATTTAGCGTTAAGAAGATTTACTTCGTTGATAACTGATTGAAGATGTTTAACTGTGCGATATGCTTCTGTAAGTTCTTCATTTTTTGCATCTAATTCTGCTTCCATTGCTTCAAGTACTTCTGAATCTTCAGTTGCTGTTGGCTTTTCTGCTCCCATGTCACCTTCTTCACGTAAGATTGCTTCAATGATTTCATCAATATCAGATGTAACATTGGTGTCTGCGTCCATCGTATCTTTCATACCTGCTTTATCACTAAATTCATCTTCAAAATACATACCTTCTTCTATATCAGTTGGCATCATTTCTTCTTCCGCTCCCATCGCGGCATCTTCTTCTAATTCACGAATGATTTCTGAAATGTCTAACTCCGTGCCTGACATATCCGCCCCTTCATTGTATTCAGCTGCCATTTCTTCTTCTGAAGCTGGTTCTTCTTCTGCAGGTAATTCTTCATCTTCTCCATCTCCTGCCATTCCAACTTGAAAATTATAATCCTTACCACCAACTGATGCTGCTAAGGTATCATCTGTCCAATTGAAATCGTCGCCCATCTCTGCTCCTGCTTTTACGCCCATCTCTGCTCCTGCTTCTGCTCCTGCTTCTGCTCCTGCTTCCATTGCGTCTGCTTCATCTTCTTCGCCCATTAATTCGGCATTCAATTTTTCAGCAAACACTTTATGGATTCTTGGAGCAAATGCTTCTTGCAAAGCTAATTTTGCGTTTGCTAATGCAGTTTCTTTAACTGTTTTAGCATCCGCGATTGCTTGTTTAAGCAAATCTGATTTTGCCATTTTTTTCTCCTAAATTTGTTTTTTGGAAATAAGATTATTTGAAATCTTAATAGAATTTAACTTTTTATGTATAAACGCTATATAAAGAATGAATAGCGTATTCTACAATAAATATGAGCATGTTTTAAAAAACAGTAAAAAAGTCCTAACTTTTTGCTAGGACTTAAAAATTTTTCTTAAAATTTATTAAAATTTGTTTTGCAAATCTTGCATATGTTGACGATATCTTGCTTTTGATATGTCATTTCTGCGTTTAACACTTGGTTTAGTAAATGTTCGATTTTCTTTAACATACTCTAATACACCCGAATCTTTTACTTTTCGTTTCCAAGTTTTTAGTGCAAATCCTAAATCTTGATTTACTACGTTAACGGCTACAGAATTGCCTGGTACGATCATTTGATGTTGTTTTTGTTTTTTATTCATATATAACTATTAAATTTTCTCTTGTGGTTTTTTTGGAGCTTGTTGTCTTACGTTAAATCTAAAATGTTTTAGTTCTGGTTTCTGTGCTAAATAACCTTGTAACTTTTGTGATTCTAGGGCCGGGTCTTGACCTAATCTAAAATAAAAATATCCAATTTTGCCCGTTGGTGAAATTGTTTTTTTAATTACCGTAAAACCTTTGCGTTCTGCCCATTCTTGAATTTCAGATGCAACTTGCTCCGATGTAACAGGATCTCGAAGAACGTATTCAACGCCGCCGCGATAATCAGTTAAATTATTTACCAATTGTGCTTCATCTAAATCTGATTCTCCCAATGCCTTAGCTATTCCAACATATGCATCTTTTGCTTTATTTAAATTTTCAACATCTTCATCAGAAAATCTCGGCAAATCTTCTTTAGCCGCCGGCATGCTTTGTTCGTTCAACCCAAAGAAGTCTCGATATAATTTTTTAAATTTGCTCATCATGCACCTATATTATAATGATTTTTTTTAAACTATCCAAATTAACCAACATCAAAAAAACGATTTAAATGATTACCAATATTTTCATATGCAATTGACATACGTTGTTGTGCTTCTTTGAGTTGTGTTGCAGCTGCAGAAAATTCTTTATAATCTTCAAGCATTCTTTTATTTTCTTTTTTAAGTGCCAAATTTGAAAACCAATCATCTCCTTCGGTCATGATTCTGTCTGCACCATCGACGATTTGTTTAACGCGTTCTACAATTTCTTCAATATCGCCTTTACCGTATACCGAATCTCCCATTGCAGAAAAGTTTTTTACAGCTTCTTTAAATGCTTGTTTTTCTTGTACCGACATTGGTGCAGGTTGATCTTGCATTATAGTTTCTAAAATAAATTTTAAATTGGGCGTTCTCATTATATTATCCTACATTTACCATCTTCACACAAAATCGATGTAATGATGTCGTTTACTTTATTATATTTATTTGGTTGTGCCATTTTATTAACTGATTCATTCATGTGCGTAGGCCGCATAAAAGCCCCATGGGTTGACGGATTAGATACAAAGTCCCAACATATTAATTCAAAATCTTCTTGTACTTCAACCGTACCTTCATTTCGTAGTTCTTTTACTGAACCCAATCCGCGGGAAGAAATACCTAAAGTAATTCCTGCTCTAAATAGTTCTTTAAGAATTTTGCCAGATGGCGTATCTAAAATTTGTACTGCTCCATGTAAATCATCACCTTTCCACCAAATTTTTAAAACATTGTGAGAAACATTGTTTAAGTTTACTACTGATGATTCTGGGTGATCCAATTCACCTAAAGCTCTATGTTGATCAATATATTCCATTTGATAACGTTGACATTCTTTTTCTAAAATACGTTTTGGATATATACGACCATTTTGATTTTTAGCTCCTGCTCGTTGCAAAACTCCTTGTACAACAAAACCACCAGGTATTCCATATGCAGCGCCACTTGATTCGGTTAATGAACCAACGGGTTTAAATGGCATATATTCTACAATTAGTTGTTTTGACATTTTATTCTCCTAATGCTCTTACTCGCTCTGATATTTTAATTAGTCTTTCCGATATTTTATTTAGTGCTTTATCTACGGAAGGACCATAGCCTTTTCTTGCAACGCCTGATTCTGTTTTAAGTTTACTTGCGTATTTTACTGTTTCTTCAATTTCTTGAAGCTGTTTTGCAACTTCTTTTATTGTATGTTTAATTTTAGACTCAGGTGTTAATTTTGCATCACCAGTAGCATATGATCGATATGATTCAATGATTGATTCATATTTACGATCCATTGCTTCTGCTACTGTCATGCCCCCCGCTGTAACTGTTGAACGTTTTGCTTTACCTACCCAATTGGGAGTTGATATTGGAGCTACTGCTGCAGCTACATTTTGTTCTTCCAAATCTTCATTTGTATTATCATCTGCACTGTCAATATCTGATGTTTCTTCTAATTCAACAAACTTTTCTTCCATTTCTTTTAATAACGATCTCATTAATGTAATCCTTTTAATTCGTTTATTAAATCATAATATCGTAACAATGAAAGCACATGTGATTCTTTAATTGATTTCATATTTTTAACTGTACATAACATTTCGGAAAGTTTCTTTACTTTAATTTGTGTAGCTTTATCTGATACTAATTTTGATTGTTGCAATAATTGACTTTTAATTTGTGGAATAATTTGTTCAATATATCGTTTTAATGTAGATGTATCATTAACATTTGTAATATACTTGTTCAAAAGTTGTTTTTGCGATTCATCTAATATAGAATATTTTTCATTAAATTTATCAACTAATAGTTTATATGATAATAAACGTATATCTTTTGGTTGCGATTGATATGATTCAATCAATTCATCTCGTTTAGTTATAGATTTATTTGCAATAATTCCTGTTTGTAATATTGCACGTTTGCATTCTAATAATTGTTTAGGATTATCAGATTCTTCATATTCAAACAGCATGTATATAGATGCCATTGTTTTATAATTTGGAATATGAATTTTTGCAATGTCATTAAATACAAATTTTTCTGAAATTTCTTTTACTAAGTTATACTTTTGACGTTTTAAAACAGATTGATTTAATTTTTTATACGATTCTTTAATCATTCGCATATAATCTAATCCTTGCGCATCTGTTTTATATTGTTGTTCTTTACTTAATGCATTATAAAGTTGTAATTCTTTTGCTAATTCTGTATTGCGTCCGAAATACTTTTTTATAATATCAACTGTTTTTGTTTTATTCGAAGATAATGTTTCGGACGTTAGTTTCCTAACTAGTATTTCAAAAAGTATACCGGTATTTTTGTATTTCGAATGTTTTAATTTTTTCATATTGCCTTATACAGTATTTCGGTTTTTAATAAATATGTTTGTATTTATAAAATATTATTTTCATCTAACATCGTACCTTCATCAGATTGTTGTTGATTTTTATTTTTTAATGATTCAGTAATAATATTAGATGACTTTGATTTCTTAAGATATCGTAAAATACTGTGTGATTCTGCTGCAATTGGTTTAACGGATCTTTCTGCTCTAGGATCTGGTTGAAATGTTGATTTTTGATTTTCAGGTCTAAATGCTTGATCAATTGTTTTATTGCCCATTAGGTCCCAACCAAATTCATTTTTATGTTGACCAAACTTAATTCCTTCTTTTGGACGGCCGCCTTTGTCTTTTTCTTCAACTTCATCGGATGACATATGAATTGATGCTAAATCATGTGGCGTTCCAAATGATACTCCCGTAATTGCTGGATCATTTCCTTCTTGTTCGATTTGATTTTGACGGAATCGTAATTTAAGATCTTCAATTACATCCGTACGTTGTTGCAACCATTGATCTTCGGACATATTAAAAATATATTCGTATATAAATTTGTCAGAAACTAATTTACTATCTCGCATTGCTGTTGCTAATGTCATTTTTTCGGTCATTAACGCAACTTTTTGCTGATCGTAAATAATTGACGGTGCAGTTAATTCTAATTCAAATCCAATTAAATCTTCGCCTTCAAATCCCTGTGCATATAAATGTACAATTGCAATTTTATATAATTCTGACATAGCAATTTTTTGGATGCGTTCAATAGTTCTAGCAAATCGAATATCCATTGATGCTAATGTAGTTTTTCCTTCTACGGCTTCTTCAAATCCTAAAAAAGCTTTTGGAATTCGTAGAGCGGACATCATTTTATGCTTAATATAATTGATATCATCGATCCCTGTAAATGTCATTCCTGGTAATGTATCAATTGCAGTAGATGATTGTCCTCCTCGTACAGGTAAATAATAATCTTCTAACATGTTAGCAAGATTAAATTTTAAATTATAATTTCCTGTATTTGGATCTACATGTGGAATTTTTTTCATTTTTACAATGATTTGTTCCATAAATGAATCAACTTCATTTGGCGGAATATTACCAATATCAATTTTAAAAATTCGTTTTTCTGGTGCTCGCATAATACGATGTATTAACATTGCATCTTCTAACATCATAAGTTTTTGAAATTCTTGTCGTGCCCCTTCTAACATTGATTTACCATATGGCAAAAAATTAGAATCTGATAACATTCGGAAATGTGCAATTTCAAAAACATCGTATGTTGCTTGTTGATTTGCAATATTTTTAAACTGAATTTTATATTCTCCAGTTACTTCATCATATTCTTCCCAACGTTCCATTTCATAACTAGAAAACGGCCTTACATTAATAATACCAATTTCTTCAGCAATATCCATTTTGAGGAAAAAATCGCCATATTTTACCATGTTTCTAATCCATGGCCATAAATTAAATTCTATGTTTAAAACATCATAGAATAAATTATAAAGTATTTTTTGAATTCTAGTGTTACTAGTTTTTATTGTTAATATATCTCCAAATTGATCTGCTAATGTAGATTCATCTGCATAAATATCTAATGCCGAACTAATAATAGGATCGCGGTCCATCATTTCATAATCAGCATAAAGTTGCATACGATTCTGATGCATATAGTAGTTAGAATCATATCCACCCATACCGCCGACGCGATGTTTATTAGCACCATGCAGTCTAGTATATCTATCTGCAACTTTTGATTGATTTAAATTTCCACGAGATTGTAATCGATTAGTATCAACAACTTTTAATCGATCTTTACCGTACGCCCGAACAATAACGTTCGTAGCAAAGAGATTTTGTAATCGTTTTCTTAATGTAGGCATATTTTTATCTATTTTAATATAAATATAACTAGTTGTAGAACTGCGGTAATTATCGTATCAACCAAGTCAAATCTTCATTACTATCACCCACATTCCAATTCCATGAATCTTTTCCAGAATTTTGTGTTCGATTAGTATATATAATCTGATCAGATGTTTTTTGAAATTGCGATAATGCTCGTTTATTAAGTTCTATTCCTTGTTGTCGCAATTTAAGCGACGTATCTCGTAACCATAGTCCAATACAAAAAGACATAACGAGGTCATCATTATATCCGCCTTGGGCTTGTGCTTTTCCATTTAGCCAAACAAACACAAACAATTCTTGTATTAATCGTTTAGACCGAATTACTGGCGTTCGTTCTCGCATATACATTTCGAGTGCTGATATCATTAATGGCCGGGTACGTGAGGTTGTTGATACTCCGGGAACCATTTGTGATTTATCCTTCATATCATAACCCTTTTTAAGTTGCACATCTACATCAACATAGCCATCATCTTTATATGTATAAAATATATTTTCATAGCTTCGGTCTAATGCGGGTTGAATTGCTGCCCAACCAATATTGGCATTTTCTATTGCTAACAATGCATTGTTCCATTCTGTTGCAACTGATACAAGCATATTGCCGAAATCTTTAGGAGGCAATTTACCTTTATATTCTGCAACTTGTGCTACCGATTCAACATCAATAACATGAAAAGTAGACCAGTCGGCGCCATCGCCGCGAGCAACGTCTGCTACTACTATGTAATTTTTTTCATAGTTAGGATATTCCCAAATCCAATATGCATTATCAAATCCTCTACGTTCAATTGGCTCAGTGCATTTATTTTCATAATCTAAAAGAATAGAACCATCTATGACAGTGTGCCCAGATGAAATAAAGTCACAATCACATTCTTGTGCTGCACCTCGTTCTCCTAGCAATTGAGTTTGTTCATCGCGCCATTGTTGATTTCGATCCGGATGTACGGTCCAATGCAATTTAATTGTGTGAAATCCGTTGATGTTTGATTCAGCATCTGCCCAAGTTTGATGAAACCAATTACCTACCCCATTGGGTGTAGATAATACGACCGCACCGCCACCTGTTGATAATGTTGCTTGCGATGCTATCCATATTTCTTCAATGTTTCGAATAAATGCTGCCTCATCAATAATTAATAACGACAAAGCTTCTGAACGTGCACCGGTGGTTGCAGATGAAACTGCTTTAATTTGCGAGCCATTTTTAAACTTCAACGAAAGTTTGTTGTCTGCGTCGATGGTTCCCTTCAACCAACTTGGTAAATTATCATGCATTATGCGCACTTTAGTTACCAAGTTTTTTGCTACTTCTTGAGTTGTTGCAATAACAAGAACATTGAAATCTTCTTTAAACAACATGCTCCATAAAGCAAAGCTGGCAGCTAACGTTGATATACCTAACTGACGAGATTTCAAAATTACATTGTATCGATTATCTCGCAATTCGGTTAATGTATTTTCCTGAAAATCGTAAAGATTAAACTTAATCTTACCTAGTTTTGGATGTTGAATATAACAATATTGCCGCATAAAGAAAACAGGATCTTTAGCACACATTGTGTATTGTTGCTGAATGATCTGTTTTATGTTTTGTGACATATTATTTTAATATTTCGTTAATTAATATTCCAGAACCTAATGTTGTGAATATGCCTGCAGCAAACCATAATCCTTTTGAATCATACCATTTTGGTTTAAGATATTGTTCTCTGCGTATGTATAGATCTACGTTTTCTTGCAACAATTTGATTTGTTGATTTTTATATACAAGCTGTATAGAATCTAGTTTAATCAGTACTGATTGTTGTGTCGTTAATGTTTTAAATGTTTCAATCATTGCATTGTTAATTGAATCTGCGGCATATAATGAATCTAATGTATATGAAATATCAACAATTTCTTGCTGGGTGAAACATGTATCCGGCGTAGTCTGTGCAACAGCAAATACGGGAAATAATAATGCTATTAATAATCGTTTCATGTTATTTTTTTGTTTTTCGTCCACGACGTGTTTTGTTTAAAATGTTTTGTTTTGCTTGATCAACCGGTAATTCTGCAGGTTGAATATTTTCTTTTGCAGTTTGTAATGTTGCAATATCTTGTTTAGTTTCTTGAATGTCTTGTTTAACTGCATTGCGTTGATCATCAATTACTTCAGTTTTACCTTGAATTACATCTATTTGTTGGTTGTTATCATCAATTTTTTTATCAATTTTTGATACTTTCTTTTTGTTGATTTTATCTTTTGCAAATAAAATAGCAACAACTGCTAAAATTGCTCCTACAATAACAGCCCAATATTTTTTAATTGTTTTCATCTTGTTTTTCTTTTCTGTCTAAATTAGCTAAAAATTTTATTTTAAATTGATCAAATTGTCGTTGTATGGTATTTTCAAATTCTTCTGCAGACATTTTTGCTGTCCAATGTTCTACTTGTCCATCTGAATTTGATACAAATTGTTGTGTTTGTGTATATGCTTGTTTTAACAATTTAACATCGCGTTCAGCATCTCGTAACCAAGCTAATGCATTTTCTCGAATTTTTTGTTGTTCATATTCTTCGTACGTGCCTGCCTTTTTCATTTCATGTTCCATTTCAATTACACAATCGAAACACATTCCGTGGATTTTTCTCATTTTTTGATCTAACTGATGTGTGCCAATACAAGTACATACATCTTTTCTACAATTTGGAAATGATTGTAATTCATCTCGCACGGACTGAAATATTTCAGAATTTTTTGTTTTTCGAATTCGAAAACCGTCTCGTTGTTCTACAACATACGTATTTCCATGCGCATCAGTTTCTTCCCATACGTCTCCAATTTCGCGATGTTCAGATTGTTTTCCTTTGGATTCTGCATCAGCAAATCCAACTGTTTTTTTAGTTTGAAACTTGTGAGTGCCATCCAACATTTGTTGAACAGCTTTAATGTTTTGTAACTTTTTTGACATATAACTTTATTAATTTTAAGTATTATTCGTCTTCCGACGGAGTTTCAATTGTTATGTTTCTGATTTGGCGAATTGCTAATTTTTTAGCAGCAGCAGCATCTTTAGGACTTAATTTTTGAATCATCGTAGACAATGGAGCAATAGCAGTTGTTATTAACGTATTAGGTCCTTTTTCTTGTTTAGTTTTTAAAAATTCTAACCATTTTTTTACGGTAACAATTTTTTCTGCTTCTTTTTCCTCAGGTGATTTTTCCTTAGGTGCCGCTC